TATCTTATTTAACATAAAATTTCGTTATGCGACTTCCTAGCTTTATATGTTGCATATTTGCGTAAGTGTTATTGTTCTTTCTATTTTTTTTCTAGTTGCCATATACATTAATTCTCTACTTTCTTTACTTATTACTATTTTTTCACATCTCATTTTTTTATTTCTATCGTCTGTATACACGATTATTTTTATAATTTCTCTTTTCGGTATGTCGTATAGAATTTTAACTTTTATTTTTTCAGCATAACTACTACTACATAACAATATAAGTATTGAAAATATATAGCTTTTATTCATTTAAACTTTCTCAAAAGGGTAGTCCACTTTTACGTGGACTTTTTATATTTAGTAATCAGGATCAACATAAATCACTAGTTTTTTAATTTCAGATTACCATCTTCATCAATATCTATTTTATTGATTGTCATCTCTATAAGTTTATGAATTATTTGGCTTTCTGATTTCAAAGTTTTAAATCCATTCATAACAAGTTTTTTGTTTAGATAATTAAGTCTAGCTTCTAAAGCTTCCTGTTCCCATTTATTCAGTTTTACAGTTTCAGCCATTTCAACTTCCAGATTTACTAAAGTTTAATATTGTATACATTTCTATACAAATATCCTTGCGTATACCTCTATACCAATATAAGATTGTTATACCACGGTATACCAGTATACTTATTATGGAAAAAGAACAAGCTTTCGAAATCGTCTCAAAAATCATCTTTGACAGGGCATGTCAATTAATCATCGGTGGCAATCCAGCATTCGAATCAGAAAAGTGTCTCTTTCACATTGAAATGGTCATGCAAGAGTGGGGCTATAAGTCTGCGGTTGTAGCGGAATATTGCGATTCAGTAAAAGAAGAAAATGACAATATGCGTGAAATGGGGATAGAAGAATGATCAAAAAACAATCAATACCGCAAGTTTGCTCGTGGGGAATGGGCTTTTTAGAGACCCCCATTAATAAGATGGGGGTAACGGAATTCGAGTCCATGCACTCCCATTTGAAAGATGCTGATCTGCCTTTGCCTTTTGAACGTCTTAATCCTGTTCCACATTTACATATGGTTATGACTGGTCGAGGTCCTAAACAAGTTCCGTGTCGTTTGCCTGCTGAAAATGAAATCGCTGTCATCGACTGGGTGAACTTTACCGATAGCTGTTCAACGTTAAATCACAAATTTGTCAATGCTCTTAAAGATGACAATATCATTGATCCTATTGAACTTAATTTTCAAATGGCGATCGAGATTGATAAGCATATAGAACACATATTTGGTTTGAATATTACTTTTGCCGACAAAGGTAAAAAGAATATGTATCAAAGTTCTTTTGAAATTGGCGATAAATGTGGTTTTGCATGTGTTGGTGGTCAACGAAATACTTATTTGATCATGCTTTCAGGCCGTGGTTGTTCAATGGCAAAAGAGGGTTGGGAACAACGTCTTTATACATTCTTAACAACTGTTGCAACACGTGGAAAATTAACCCGTGTTGATATTGCACATGATGACTTTGATGGCACAAAAATTAATGTCGACTGGGGCAATATGATGGATGGTATGGGCGGATTCCAAAACGGAAATCGTGCGCCAAATGTTGAACATAAAGGAAATTGGAAACGTCCTAATGGTCGTGGACGTACACTAAATATAGGTAGTCGAGAATCAGGCAAATACTTACGTTTATACGAAAAAGGTAGGGCAGAGGGTGACCCTAATGACAATTGGCAACGTGCTGAGATTGAATTTAAATCACGTGATCAGGTTTTGCCTTTTGCCATGCTCCTATCTCCATCTGAGTACTTCACTGGTGCTTATCCATGTTTCGAATTTTTAGCTGATGATATTCAACCTGAACGTATTGATGTCATGGTTAAGACTGCACAAATCAATGCCAGTGCTGCACTTGCAACAATTAAAAAGCAGTACGGCAGATATATCAATTTATTCAAACAAGTTTTTGAACCTGAAGAACTTATCAATTTAATTTCACACTCTGACCCTTTTGCTTATCCAAAGCGGTTGGATCACGTCTTAATGACAGCAATGAGGATGTAAAACATGTCACAACAAATGAAAGTAACTTTAGTTGGCGCAAAATCAACGGACTGGAAATCTGATGATGGTCGACATTATGACCATGTAACACTTTTTGGAATTATTCCAATGGATACCTCTCAAGGTAATGCAGTTGGTCAAGGTGTTGCAGAATTTAAATGGCAAGATTCACGCAATCTTGTTCAATTACAAGGTCGTAAATTCCCATTTGAAGTCACTTTAGAGTTAGACCTTGTTTCAACTGGTCGAACTACTAAGCAAGTTCTTACAAATGTGATTCTTCCACCAAAGGTCTAAAAATGAAAATGATCTATTTGGGTGAATCAAAGGGAATTATTAAGACATATCCAAAATCTAATATCCCTGTCGCATGCATACATTGCGGTACGTATTGGCATCAAGGACAAATACAAGATCATAAAAATAAATGTGATCAAAAAGGATAAATAACAATGAAATACATGATTTTTTATTTCTTCATTATTGGAATATTTTCACACATGTATTTCATGTATCGGATTTCACTGAAACTACTTCAGGGGAAAAAACAACAATGGAAATAGATGATTGTTCAGTGACTACGGTCATTCAGGGAATTAATTATTGCATTGTTGTGCTTCATCAACAGTCTTGGCTTGACGAGTTAAATAACCTCGAACCCTTAAAAGTTGGTGCGTTGTTGTCTTCAACGGCTTTGACTTGGTACGTGGCTTCGGGGATTCGTACCACCCTTAACTTACTTGGATATACATCCAAAGAGGAATGAAAAATGGAAGAAATCAAAAATGAAGTGAAAACTTCAAAAGCACTTCAAGTAGCTAAAAATGTTGTTATTTCTGCTGGTGTTATTTTAGTAGCTACTTCTCCAGCTTTTGCTGCCGAAACTGCTACATCTATCGACTTAACAACAGGTTTAGCTGGTGTTGCAATTATTGGCGGTCTAATGGCATCGGGTAGCCTAAAAGCATTACCAACTTATGCTGCTTGGGGCATCAAAAAAGCATTATCAATGCTCCGTTAATTAACAAGCGAAAAAGGTGGGGAGGAGCGCACAACTGTACGCACCGCACCCCACCTTTTTTATAGCTAAGGATTAAAAAATGACAGTGTATTTCATTATTGTAATGCTCGGTGCTTTTTGGATAGTGCTTTCAGGCGATTGAGGTACATATGAATTTTTTTAAATATTTGATTTATCTTTCTATATTTATTTCATCATTCGCAAACGCTGATTGGACATTATCAGGTTACGCTTCTGGAACTTATAAGACAAAAGAAGAAACTTGTTCAGCATTTTTAGCAAAGTATACAAGTTCAGGTGCATCAAAATATCAAATATCCAGTACCGGAGATAGATGTTTTCTTATTGATAGCAATGGCGGTTCATTTTTAATGGCCTATTTTCAGGAAGTAAAAAAAACCTGTAAGGCTGGTGAAACTACATTTTTAGATGGTTATATAACTACCACAGATGGCTTTCCACCTGATTCAGTCTGTCATGATGGCTGTACTTGGCAATCCGATGGTGGCGGTACTGCTTTTGATACTCCAAATGGTAATTTAAACTGGGGTTTCAATGCAAAAAATACAGGGAGTACGTGTTCTGTTGAAACGCCAAAAGGTGAAGATAAACCAAAAACACCAGATGATAAGAAATGTACTGCTGGTGAGGCATATTGTGAAAAACCTGCTACAGGTTGCCCAGCAGGTTATTCAAGTGGTACATATAACGGAAAGCAAATTTGTGTAAAGAATAATCCTGATCCAACCAAGCCTAATCCAAATGATCCAAATAATGGTAACGGTAATGGTGGTGGAAAATTCGATGATTCAAAAATCATTGCTGCTATTAATGATTCAAAAACAGCAATTACAAACTCAATAAACAATGCTGTTAATTCAATCAATAGCAGTATTAGTACTATAAACCAGTCTATTACTGCTGTTGCTAATGCTGTTACTGGTACAACAAATGCAGTCAACAATAATACAAATGCTGTAAATGCAGTTAAATCGTCTGTAGATGCTTTACACAATACAATCAATGCTGTAACGACTGCTGTAAACAACAATACAAATGCTGTCACAAGTGCAGTTAATGCAAATACATCTGCGACAAATGCTGTTAAAGCTTCTGTAGATGCATTAAATAGCACTGTTTCAGCAGTAACGAGTGCTGTAGATAATAATACAAAAGCTGTCAATGCCAACGGTGACAAGGTTGCAAATGCTGTTAAAGACAATACGACTGCTACAAATGCAGTTAAAACCGCTGTAGACAATTTAAACTCTGCTGTAAATGCTGTATCTGACGCTGTGAATGCGAACGGTGATAAAGTTTCTAATTCAGTCAACGCTAATGGCGATAAAGTTGCAAATGCTGTGAATGCGAACGGTGACAAGGTTACTGATGCTGTAAATAAAGGTACAGAAGCAACCAAAGAAAATGGTAAGAAACTTGACGGTATAAAAAGTTCTGTAGATGAGGGAAATGGCTTATTAAAAGATATTAAGGATTGGCTGACTAAAGAACCAGAATTAGAAAATGGCGAACTTGAAATTAAGGAAGAAATGCTTCCAGGTTATGAGCGAAAAGATTATGTGCAATTTACCAATTCATGTCCTTTTACATCACAGCAAGAAAGTCTTCCCATGGGCGTTTTAGGCACAATCACTTTCACAAAAGATCTTACATTTATCTGTAGTTATGGTGCAGATGCACGACCATACATTATAGGTTTAGGCTACTTGGGTGCTTTGATTTATCTCCTATATGGATTAAGGAGTAGAAATGGGTAAGTTACTTGTACTTATTGGTGGTTGGCTTCTTGATAACTTCATAAGAAGAATTTTAGCTGGTGCAGGTCTAGCAGTTGTGAGTTATTTAGGTGTCCTTGCATTAGTGCGAACTGCGTTTGACAGCATAATTAATAATTTGTACTCAACACCCGGTGTTCTACTTTCAATGATGGGCATGTTAGGCATAGATCATGTACTTGGTTCATTTATATCTGTCGCAATTTTTTTAATTACGCTTGATTCAGGCAAACTAATGTTGAGGAAAAAATAATGAGTATTGCAGGCGGTCAATTCAGATTAACTTGCGGTCAGATCGGTGCGGGCAAGTCATATTTATACGTTAAACAGGTCGAAGAAGAAGCCAAGAAAAGCGGAAAGTATCAATATATATATTCAAATATACGTGCGCATGCGGAACTTGCCGAAGGCATTACGCCATTGCCTGATTCATGGGAAGATTGTCAACCTGATAGTTTAATCATCATTGACGAAGTGCAAATGCATGAAAAATTTAGTAAACACTTTTCAAATCGTCGAGATGGTGAGATCGCTGGATTAACAATGATTCGACACAAGCGACAGGATATATGGATGATCAGTCCGAACCCTGCACTTGTAAACAGTGATGTACGAAATCTTGTGAATCAATACTTTTGGCTTGAACCAGTAGGTAAGAAAACCACAAAATGTTTCTGCTTTGACAAAGTCTATAACAACATTACCAAGTCAGTTAAAAACAATGCATATGATGAATTTACATATACGATAGAAGAAAAATACTACAAGTTATATAAATCAACAATTGACGGACAAGCATCAGGACGTAACTTCAATATAAATATGAAGTTAATTAGTTTTATTGTTGGTATGGTAATAGTCTGCTTAATTATTGCTGGTCTTGTCATGTATCTATCTAAAACAACAAAAGGCAAGGTCAATGAAATGCAAGAAGCTGAAACTAAAAATAGTAAAAACAAAGAAGTTGATTTAAAAAATGGCACTGGAATTCTACCGACTACTGGAGAACTTACGTCAGAAGAATGTAGAAAAGGGATTAATGTAGATAAGCCTGAATGTATTAAATATTTCAATACTTTAACTGAAAAAAGAATGTCTGTAGGTGATATAACTGTCGAATATGACCCAACTAAACCTTACGAACAGGAAGAGATTCAGAAAGTCGTTTCAAAGACTTATCAAGTAACGGCTAAGCCTGTCTTTAGTGGTTGCATGCAAAAAGGTAATAAATATTATGCATATACCCAACAAGGTACAAAGTTAGATGTATCACAATCAGACTGTAGGAATATGATAGAAAATGGAGATCGTCCCTTTAATTATTTTGCTTCTAACGCCTCTAGTAATCTTACTAATACCAATACTGTCGTGGATACTAACACTCAGAGCAATGAACGACGCACAGCATTAGATCAGACATTAGCTAATAATGTTGTAGAACCACATTTACAAGCAAACGTAACAAATGGTGCGAATGATCTATCAGGGTTTAAGGGGTTCTAATGGACATTATTAAAAATAATCTATTTAGATACAATGATATAGGTCAGATGTTGTGTCAGCGTTGTGATATTCCCACTCAATCTATCTATATAATTAATATCCCTAATTTTACTGACTCTGTTTGTGTTTGTTTCACTTGTGCAAGTTTATTACGTCCTGATCTTTAGAGGTGGTCCCACTTGTTTGAACAACTAAAAGCTTATTTATAAGTGATATTCTGCTCTAGTTAAGCTACCTTATTTTGTTGTGGTAGCTGGTCATAGTAAAACTCATCTGGAGTCATTTTGTCCAGACTCGAATGAGGTCGTTTC